AATCAGGTAAGGAGTGACGTATGCCCATGAAGCCAGCGGTGAAAGACACCGAGTATGTACCCTCAGTCCAAGGTAAGCTGACCGCCCTCCAAGATAAGTTCGTGGATCAATACATTGCAAACGGAGGGAACGGTAAGCAGGCAGCGATAGATGCTGGTTACAGTGAGAAAGCCGCTGCGGAAAGCGCGTATGTGCTACTGCGTAAGTCACAGATAAGCCAAGAGATATACAGACGCACGGTTGAACAAATCGGGTTGGCCGCTCCAAAGGCTCTGGGAACGATTGTTGGGCTCATAGACAAAGCCAAGTCCGATTACGTGAAGCTCGAAGCGGCCAAAGACATCCTTGATCGGTCTGGTATGCGTCCTCCTGAGCGAGTGAACCACAAGGTAGATACCGATATAGTTGTGAAGATCGACTTGGGGTAGCTACTGCTGGTTGTGAGATCGCCTACTGAGTAAGGTTTCTGCTTCTTACGTGGTGGTGCAGGGGAGGGGGGTCAAAAACCCCAGCGTCAGGGTGTCGCGAGGTCCCCCTTAAATATTTTTCCCCCTCAAGGTTCGATCAGTCCATTCCTCTTATGGTTCGTGTATGTCTTTAGTGTGTGGTCTTTGGTAAGAGGTGTGTCTTGGCTACTCCGTTGTGGCAGAGGAAGGCGGGTCAGGACCCTCAGGGTGGGTTGAATGCTGCTGGTCGTGCTTCTTACAAGAGGGAGACTGGTGGTAATTTGAAGCCTCCGGTGAAGGGGTCGCCTGCTGGCCCTGAGGATATGATGCGTAAGGGCAAGTTCCTTGTGCGTATGGGTAGTGCTTCTGGTCCTTTGAAGGATGAGAAGGGTAGGCCCACGAGGTTGAAGTTATCGTTGGAGGCTTGGGGCCATGGTGGTGACAAGGCTTCTGCGGTGGCGAAGGGTCGGGCGTTGTTGGCTCGGTATCGTGCTTTGAAGAAGAAGGGTGGTAAGTGATGGCGAAGCAACCTCCTTTGGGGAGTGGCGCTCGGTTCAAGGCGTTGGTTTCAAAGTTGAAGAAGCAGGATGTGGATGATCCGAAGGCGTTGGCGGCTTCCATTGGTCGTAAGAAGTATGGTGCGGCCAAGATGGCTGCTCTCGCCAAAAAGGGCAAAATGGAAAAGGAATAGTTTGTGAGTGAGGGGAGTTTTTCATCAGTCTTATCTTTGGAGCATCGTAATCTTTTGCGTCAGATAGTGAGGAAGGTTCACCTTGCTCATTACCCGGCGGAGAAGTTGACGAATGTGGAAGTGGATAAGTTGATTGACGCTTGGGGGCCTGAGGTTGCGGGCCGGATGGTGAAGCGCGCGGTGGATGCGGGATTGTCTGGCTAGTGGTGGAGTTTGCTTACAAGCCGGATGGTGATGTTCTTCGTGACTTCATGAAGGATAATTCTTTCTTCCGTGGTTTGCGTGGGCCTGTTGGTTCTGGAAAATCTGTGGGGTGTGCGGTGGAGATATTTCGCCGCGCTTTGCAGCAGGAGCCTGATGCCAATGGGGTGAGGAAAACCCGTTGGGCTGTGGTGCGAAACTCGTATCCTCAGTTGCGAACCACGACGATCAAGACCTGGTTGGATTGGTTTCCTGAGGATGTGTGGGGCAAGATGTTGTGGCATCCGCCTCCGTACACGCATCGTTTGCAGCGTGGAAAATTGGACATTGAGGTGATCTTCCTGGCCTTGGATAGGCCGGAGGATGTGAAGAAGTTGTTGTCTTTGGAGTTGACGGGCGTATGGATAAACGAGGCGCGCGAGGTTCCCAAGGCAATCGTGGACGCGTGTACGATGCGCGTGGGTCGCTTCCCTTCTATGAAGGACGGAGGTCCTACATGGTACGGCGTAATAGCGGATACCAATGCCCCGGACGAGGATCACTGGTGGCCGATAATGTCGGGGGAGGCTCCGCTGCCGGATCACATAACGCGCGACGAGGCGTTGATGTTGGTGAAACCGGACACTTGGAACTTCTTCACGCAGCCCGGGGGGATGTTGGAGGAGAAGGATCGTGAGGGTAATCTGACTGGATACAAGTTGAATCCCAAGGCAGAGAACCGAAAGAACATTACTCCAAACTATTATCCTGACATTATTAAGGGTAAGGCCAAGAGTTGGATTGATGTGTATGTTTTGAATAAGTTTGGCAGTCTTAGTGATGGGAAGCCGATTTATCCGATGTTTAGTGATGAGGTGCATCTGGCCAAGGAACCTATTTTGCCTGTTCCTGGCGTTCCTATTGTGGTGGGTATGGACTTTGGGTTGACGCCTGCTGCGGTATTTTGCCAGCATGTTAGGGCGAAGTGGGTGATCTTGCATGAGTTGGTCGCGCAGGACATGGGCATTGTGCGCTTTGCGGAGTTGTTTCGCATGGAGGCAGCGCAGCGTTTCCCTGGTGCGAGCTTACAGGTTTATGGCGATCCGGCTGGGGATTACCGCGCGCAGACTGACGAGCGTACGCCTTTCCAGATATTGAGGTCTGCTGGGATCAAGGCTTATCCGGCTGGGAACAATGATGTGGCTTTGAGGTTGGAGGCTGTGAGTACGGCTTTGAATCGCCTGGTGGATGGTCAGCCGGGGTTCTTGGTTGACCCGAGGTGTGTGAATTTGTTGAAGGGCTTCCGTGGTGGGTATCAGTACCGGAGGATGCAGGTTTCTGGTGCTGATCGCTACGAGGAGCGGCCTGACAAGAACAAGTTCTCTCACGTTCATGATGCGTTGCAGTATGCGTTGATTGGTGGTGGCGAGGGCCGGAGTATCATGGGGCAGACCCAGGGCGGTAAGACGGTGCAGGCAAAGCGTGACTTTGATGTGTTCACGAGGAAGCCTCTGTCTAATCGCCAGACGAGGGTTCGCTTCGGTCCATTGTGAGTAGGTATTGCATTACTGCAAACCCACAGCATTGATTCATTTCCCTATATTTGGGGAGTTATGGAGGTAAGTTATGGGTGGTATTTTTAACGCCCCGAAGGCACCGCCGCCTGATCCTGCTGTTGAGGCGGAGCGCAAGGCTCGGTTGGAGCAGATTGAGGAGCAGAAGGAAAGCCAATCTGCCGAGCGTGCGGAGGACAAGAAGCGCCGCACTCAGGAGATAGCTTCTCGTAGTGCTGGCATGGTTGGTATGCGCTCGCTGATTTCTGGCTCTCGTGGTGGTGCTGGTTTTGGCCGTGGGCTTTTGGGGTAAGATATGATTTATCAGGATGCGCTACCCTCTTTGCAGGGTGATGAGGCAGCGAGGATAGCTGCTCGTTTTGAGCGTTCAAAGCGCATCAAGGATACTTGGCTCTCCAAGTTTGAGGAGTGCTACGAGTATGCTATGCCTCAGAAGGAAAGCTTCTACGATCAGGCTCAGGGCCAGAGTCGGACTGACAAGATATTCGATGAGACTGCGGTAGTTGGGGTTCAGGAGTTTGCCTCTCGTTTGCAGGCTGGCTTGGTCCCTAACTATGCGCGTTGGGCTCAGTTGGTATCTGGTTCTGAGGTTCCTCCTGATGAACGTCAGGATGTGGATGGCGCGCTGGAGGAGGTCACGAACTATGTGTTCGAGATTCTCCAGAACAGTAACTTCTCCCAGGAAATCCATGAGTCTTTCTTGGATTTGGCTGTAGGTACTGGGTGCTTGCAGATTAGTGAGGGTGATGCGCTGAACCCTGTGATGTTCACGGCGGTTCCTTTGACGCAGCTAACTCTCGATGTTGGCCCGGACGATAAGATTGATCATATCTTCCGTGAGCGTCAGCTTCGCATTTCCAATATCAAGGTGGCTTATCCCAAGGCTTCATTGCCTGCCTCGATGGCGCAGGCTTTGGCTGACGGGAAGGACGAGTATGTAAAGCTCGTGGATTGCACTTATCGAGTGTATGGTTCTCCTGAGGAGGAGCATCGCCGTGTGGTGTTCGATCCCAAGGAGAAGTATATCTTCTTCCGTGAAACCTATAAGGGTGTGGGTTCTTGCCCTTTTGTAGCGTTTCGTTGGGCCAAGGCTGCGGGTGAGGTCTATGGGCGTGGGCCTCTAATGAATGCCATGCCTGCGGTAAAGACCTGTAATCTGACTGTGCAGTTAATCTTGGAGAACGCTCAGATGGCGATCTCCGGGGTTTACACGCTGGAGGATGATGGGGTTATCAATCCAGATACGATTCAGTTGTTGCCGGGGACTATTGTTCCTGTGGCTCCTGGGTCTAATGGATTGAAGGCGATTGGTGCGGCGGGTAACTTTGATGTGGCCCAGTTGGTGTTGAGTGAGATGCGGATGAACATTCGCAAGGCGCTCTACAATGATATGTTGGGCAATCCTGATAAGACGCCGATGAGTGCGACTGAAGTTTCTCAGCGCATGGCTGACTTGTCTCGGCAGATTGGTTCTGCCTTTGGCCGCTTGCAGGCTGAGATGGTGAACCCGGTATTGCGCCGGGTTGTGTATATCTTGAAGCGTCAGGGTCGTATTAGCCTGCCGACTGTGAATGGCCGTGAGGTGAAGGTGCGTTCTACGAGCCCGCTTGCCCAGGCCCAGGCGCAGCAGGATATTGTGGCGTTTGATCGCTTCATGGAATTGGTTGGTGGTAGGTTTGGACCTCAGTTGGTAAATCTTCTTGTTAAAAGCGAAGAGGCCGCTAAATATCTTTCCGATAAGTTTGGCGTGCCGGAAAGGTTACTGAGGTCTGATCAGGAGCGAGCCGATCTGGTCGCTAAGATTACGCAAGCAACGGGGATGATGAATGGACAGCAACAAGGTGGACCGCAAGCGGGTCCAGGGGGTATTGGGCCCTGATGGTATAGTCAGGGACCTGGAGAAAGAAGCTACTCTTAATGCCTTATTCGCTTCGGTGTTTTCCCGTGAGGACGGGAGAGAGGTATTGAGGTATCTTCGGTCAGTAACCATTGAGGCGGTAGCCGGACCCGGTGTAACGCCTGATGAGCTTATGCACCGTGAGGGCATGAGGTTCTTGGTTGGTATTATTGAGCAACGTGTGGGGAGAGGTAAAAATGGGTGATAGTTTGATTAGTGGGCAGGCTTCTCAGGGCGAGGAGCAGCAGACGCAGCAGCAGGGGCAGGAGCAATCTGCCTCTCAGCAGGAGGCTTCTTCGCGGCCAGAGTGGTTGCCAGAGAAGTTCTTTGTCGAGGGCAAGCCTGCTTTTGAGCTTTTGGCTAAGAGCTATGGGGAGCTTGAGACAAAGTTCCGTTCCAAGGAAGATGACTTAAAGGCTCGTCTTGTGGAGGAGTTGGCCAATGAAGCTGTGGCCAATCGTCCTGAGGCGGCTGACAAGTATGAGTTGCCAGAGATTGAGGGTGCTGACCTTTCTCAGATGGCGAATCACCCGCTGGTGAAGTGGTGGGCTGACTTCTCTTTCGAGAATGGCTTTGATCAAAATACCTTCAAGACTGGGATTGAGACTTACATCCAATCTCAATCTTTCGGGATGCCTAATCCTGAGGAGGAGATAAAGGCCCTTGGGGATAACGCCAAGGCTCGGACTGAGGCTGTGGGCTTGTGGGTCGGCAAGAACTTTGCGGCTGATGAGATTGGCCAGATTGAGCGCCTTTGCACCACTGCGGCTGGCGTGAAGGTCATGGAGCGCATTATGGGTATGATGCGTGGCGAGGGCGGCCAGGTGGTTGATGATCGCAGCCCTGTAGATGACGAGGCCGATGTTATGAAGCTGATGAATGATCGCCGCTACTGGTCGCCAAGCGAGCGCGATCCTGCTCTGGTTAAGAGGGTAGAGGCCTTCTTTCAGAAGAAATTCAAGTAGCTTGTACGGGGGAGAGATAGATGTTGGTACGTCCAGTAGAGCCAGCCGATATTGAAACGTGCGTAGAGTTAGGGCGTTTGCTTCATAGCGAAAGCCCTCACTACTGCCATTTAGAATATAGCGAGGCAAAAGTAAGTTCTTTGGTTGAGGCTTGTATTACTCAGCCAAACTTCTGCGGCTTTGTCGCAGAGCATGATGGGGAGATTGTTGGAATGATGGCTGGAGTTATTAGCCAGCACTTTTTCTCAAGCTTCTCGTTTGCTACCGATCTTACTGTTTTTGTTAAACCGGAGAGTAGGGGCTCTACTGCCGCCATTCGGCTTATTACTGCCTTTTGTATTTGGGCCGAGGCGATGAAATGCAATGAGATTCGGTGTGGTGTAAGCACTGGCATCAAAGAAGAAGCATCGGATCGAATGTATAAGAAGTTCGGCTTTGTTGAGCGTGGCACAATGTATGTGAAACACATAGAGGATGGTAAATTGGTCCATTGAATTAGAGGCCAATTATTTTGATTGTCCGAGGCGAGGCCCGTTTAAGGCTGGTCGAGCCCCGCTTGGGATAACTCACCTCCCAGTCTGCTCCGGACAACCTTATTGGTTCAACCGAATTGTAGGAGGCTATCATGGCGCTGACCATTGATCAGGCTTTTATCCGTCAGTTCGAGTCCGAAGTTCACATGGCGTACCAGCGCATGGGCTCGAAGCTGCGTAACACTGTTCGTTTCAAGGGTAATGTAACTGGCAAATCCACCACCTTCCAGAAGGTTGGCCGTGGTGCTGCTGCTACGAAGTCCCGTCATGGCAATCTGCCTGTGATGAACATCGACCACAGCAATGTGGAATGCACGCTCGCTGACTTCTACGCTTCCGACTATGTTGATAAACTCGATGAGTTGAAGATCAACATTGACGAGCGTCAGGTTGTGTCTCAGAACTCTGCTTACGCCCTTGGCCGTAAGTCGGATGACCTGATCATCACGCAGCTTGATACCGCGACTAATGTCATTACCGAAGCTGGTACTGACGGTCTGACGCAAACCAAGATCAACACGGTCTTTGAATCCTTCGGTGCGAATGATGTGCCGGATGATGGTGAGCGTTACTTCGTCATTTCCCCGGCTGCGTGGGTTGATCTGCTGGCGATTTCTGCGTTCTCTGACGCTGACTTCATTGGCTCTGACGACCTCCCGTACAAGGGTGGCATGGTGGCAAAGCGTTGGCTTGGCTTTATGTGGATGACGCACTCGGGCCTCCCGGTTGCTTCTACCATCCGCAAGTGCTTTGCCTATCACCGCAGCGCGATTGGCTTGGCTTCTGGCCAGGATGTGTCCACGGAAGTGAACTACATTCCTGAAAAGGCCGCTCACCTCGTTACTTCTATGATGTCCCAAGGCTCGGTTCTGATCGATGCCAACGGCGCATACGAAGTGCAGATCAAGGAGTAATGATCCATGGCTTTCGTTCTCGCTGATCTTGGTAAGGTGGCTGGTGGTGCGAAGCAAATCCACTACTACGCTACGACTGATGCCATCGGTACGGTAATCGCTTCCGGTTACTTCAACGATGCCACGGCCAACCTCCGTCAGTATGATATCATCCTCGCGGTGACTTCTACTGGTGGTACTCAAGCCGTTGACGTTCTGGTTGTGACTAGCGCCACTGGTGCTACCACGGTCACGACGACCAACGGGACCTAATAGGCTGGGAGCCACTTTGCCCTCCCCGTAGTGGCCCAGCCTGGGGGTAGAGGAATCCTTCTTCTACCCCCTTTTGAGAGGTATAGATTGTGGCAACTACATCCATCGACATTTGCGCCCGTGCGCTGATCTTGATTGGGGCTAATCCCATTACCTCGTTTTCCGATGGGACAACGGAGGCCACTGTTGCAGCTAACCTCTATGAAGATACTGTTAGGGATATGCTGGCGCGGCATCGCTGGCGCTTTGCAACTGGTCAATCGCAGCTTTCACGCCTTGTTGCTGTACCTGACGGTAGGTGGGATTCTGCTTATCAGCTACCTTCTGATTTGCTTATTCTTCATTCCATCACTGTTACTGATGATGTTATTCCCTATGACCGCTATCAAGACATGGTTTACTGCAATGCTACGTCAGAAGATGTAGTGGTTGCGGATTATACCTTCCGAGCGGATGAGAGCCTTTGGCCTCCCACTTTCGTAACTGCCATGCAGTTCCAGCTTGCTTCGATCTTCGCGTATTCGGTTGCAGCCCAGGAGGGGCTCTCGGATATGATGGAGAAGCGGGCTGTGCGCTATACTTCGATTGCTCGCAATATTGATAGCCAGAGCCAGACTACGCGCAGGCTGAATGTGCAGAGGTTCCACCAGCTACGCACTACTATAAGGGGTTGAGATGGGCGTTAAGCTTGTTCAAAACAATTTCGCCAATGGCGAGATTGATCCTCTTATGGATATGCGTCACGATACTGGGGCCTATGTTGGTGGCGCTCGCAGGCTTCGTAACGTTGCCCTACTCAATCAAGGTGGCGTTAGTCGTCGTCCTGGGACTGAGTATCTGGCTACTCTAAATGCGAAAAGCCGTTTAATTCCTTTTGAGTTCTCTGCCTCTGAGCGTTACCTCTTTGCCTTTTCTAATACTCGCCTGGATATTTACAGCACTTCCGGCACTTTGATTCAGAGTCTTACTAGCTGCCCCTGGACTACTTCACAGCTTTTTGACCTGACCTATACCCAGGCAGCGGATGTGATGATTGTCTGCCATCCCGAGATGCAGACTCAGAAGATTGTCCGTACTTCTCTTTCTACCTTTACACGATCTGCTTTTGCCTTTGGTCAATCTATCAATGCAAACCTAACTTATCAGCCCTACTACAAGTTTGCGGATGACGCTGTGACGCTTAGTGCTAGCGGCACTACTGGCAGCGTCACGCTTACGACTAGCGCAGCCTTCTTCACTGCGAGTTATGTTGGTTTGCGGGTCCGTTGGTTTGATGTGGAAATTGAGATTACTGCGTACACCAACTCGACTACTGCAACTGGCACTGTAAAGGGTGAGCTAAAGGGCTACTATGATATTGACCCATTCAAGACCACCCATAGCTCTAATGTTGTTACTGTAACTCATGTCAATCACGGATTGGCTACCGGGGCTAGTATTACTATTGCTGGCTCAAATGGGCTTAGTGGCATTAGTGCGAACCAGATTAACGGCACTCGAACAATCACCGTCTTGAACGACAATGAATATACTGTTGTGGCTGGTTCATCGGCTACTGATAGTGCCGATGGCGGTGGTGTGAATGTCACCTTCTCTGGCAATAATATTCCCACGCGCACTTGGGCCGAGCCTTCATTCTCTACCGTGCGCGGGTGGCCAGGGTGTGTAACCTTCCATGAAAACCGCCTTTGGTTTGGTGGTGGTTACTCGCAACCTGACGGGTTGTGGAGTTCCAAGATTGGCAACTTCTTCAACTTCGATCTTGGGGAAGGCTTGGATAATGAGTCTATCCAAGTAACCATTGGCTCTGATGATATTTCATCTGTGAAGCATCTCGTGTCTAATCGGCACTTGCAGATATTCACGGCTACTAGCGAGTTCTACATTCCTCGTGTTTCGCAGAGTACCATTACTCCAGCGAACATCACGATTGCTCGGCAGACTCCTTATGGTTCATCGAAGGTAACGCCCTTTCCTTTTGATGGTGCCACCGTATACGTACAGAGTACGGAGAAGGCTATCCGTGAATTTCTCTATACGGATACTGAGCAGGCATATAACTCTCCTACCCTAACCTTGCTGGCGGATCATTTGATCTCCTCGCCGCAGGATATGGCGATCAGCTATGGCACCTCAAAGCGGGGCGAGCAGTATCTCCTTGTGGTGAATAGCAATGGGACTTTGGCTGTCTTTCATTCGGCTCGCGCTGAAAAGCTGGCTGGCTGGGCTCTTTGGTCCACAAGCCATCCATCGGGAACTGCCTCTTTTGATAGCGTGGTGGGGCTTGGTGATCGTATATATATTTCTGTTTTTCGTGGTTCTGCTTACTATCTTGAGCGATTCGCTGAGTCTGATCAGGACCTAACGCTCGATTGTACCGTTTCCTATACGAGTGGTTCGGCCACAAGTAGTTGGACTGTGGGCTCGATCTTCTACAATCGTGTGGTGTCTGTCACCTCGAATAACTACTACCTCGGTGATTTTACTGTGGGTGCTAGTGGTGCGTTGACGCTCAATGATGAGGTCACTTCGATCAAGGTAGGCTTTAACTTTACCCCCGAGATTGAAACTCTGCCTGTCAATTTGCAGATGCCTGATGGTTTCTATACTGGCAGGCCTAAGCGTATTGCTCGCGTGATCCTTGGCCTTAACTCTACTCTGGCTGTGAGTGTGGCTGGCAATAAGTTGATTATACGTCAAGTCACGGATGACTTCTCGGTGCAGCCTACTGCGGTTACGGGTAAGAGGGAGTTCTTCTTGCTGGGCTTCAATCGCGATGCCACCGTTTCTATTACTCAAACCGAGCCGCTTCCAATGCGAGTGCTTGGTTTAGCTTTGGAGGTATCAGCCTAATGTGTACGGGCATTGAGATAGCTCTTATCGGCGCAACAGTAGCTTCCACTACGGGAGCTTTTGTTGCTGCTGGGCAGACTGCGGCAGCAGCAGAGGGTGAAGCTAACTTCCGTAACTATCAGATTGGCGAGCAGAATAAGCAGCTTGAAGAAGATCGGAAGCTTGTTCAATTGCAGGCTCTTGAGCAGGAGAACGCTCGCAGAGATAGATCGAGGCAGATCAAGGCTACCAATGAAGCATTCTTGGCTGGCTCTGGTGTGAGTGAAAGCCTATCCTTTGAGGCAATAGATCAGGCTGCGAATAAGGCGCTATCTACTGACATTCAGAATATCCGGCTTAGTGGCCAGGTATCTAGTGCGCGCCTTGCGGATCAGATTGCGGTCAATCGAGTAGAGCAACAGTTCCAAAAGACTCGCGCAAGCCAGATTGCTACCCAGGCTTATACTGGTGCTGTATTCCAATCGGCTTCTTCTGGCCTTAGGAATTATGCTACTGCTGATTATTATAGAACTAATCCAACTCCTCGGAGATAAGTTATGGCCATTCAACGCGACGAACAAAAGATTGGCGTTCAGCCAAGTGGCCGCACTATCCGCGAGTTTCGTACTGAATTGCCTGGGGCATTTGGTACACAGCAGGCGGTAGCATTTGGTAATACCATTGCCCAAGCTGTAGAGCCATTTGCTCGCGCCGAAGCAACTGGTGCTGCGCGTGAACAAGCTGCTGCTGCTCCAATTCCAAAGGATGAGAATGGCAACTACACTCGCCCTCCTGCGCCTGAGGGCTTTGGTATTTTTGCTCGTGGCATCTACGACCAGATTGTAACTGAGCGCACCGCTACTTCTGCATACCAAGCTTTCGAAGCTGAAGCTATTCGCATTCGAGCAAATCATGGGACCAATCCTGCCCACGCTATTGATCTGCTTAATACCTCTGCCGAAGCCCGCCTTTCTGCGATGGACCCACAGGTAAGGGCCAGGGCTGAACCCCTGATTCGTCGTGAGGTCAATCAACACGCCGGGCCTATCTTGTTTGAGGATGCTCGTCGGCGTGAGCGTCTTGAGATTGAGAATTTTCAAAGCAACATCACTCGCTCTTTACAGGAGTCTATTGATCTTGCTTCTGTTGGAACTCCAGAAGCATCGGCTCGTTCTCTTTCTGCTTTGAATACCGCGCGCACTAATGCGGATTTCTTGCTTGCTCGTAATGTAATCTCTCGGGGTCGCCACGCTGAAATCCTAGATGGGTTTGCTGCGGTGCAAGCTGGTGGCTCTGTCATGGCTACGGTCATGAGCCGCTTGCGTGATGGTACTCTTGATGTTGCCGCGCTCGATGATCTCTCTCGCGTGGTTCGCTTTCCGTTTACGGATGGCGAGAATGTTATGGGTGTACGCCCTGAGGATATTCGTGAGTCTATTAGGACTCAGGCTGGCCGTGACGCGCTGGCAAATCAGATTGATAGGGTTCGCGCTAATCTCAATAGGCAAGCGGCTACCCAACAGAATGATGCCCAGTACGGGTTCTTTCTATCTACCTATGAATCTGGTTTTAGGGGCGCTCCCGCTGGCGTTTCTCGTGAGCGTGCCGAAGCTAACCTTCTTCGTTGGAGCCGAGATAACCAAGTAAATATCTTCTCTGCCGAGGGTCTGGATCGCACGTTCCGGCAATTTGGTTTTCTACCAAATGGTGCGTTGAGGACTTATTTCTCTAACGTCAATCTGCAATCTTCAGATGAGGTTAGGCAGAAGCTTGAGCTATTTCGCCATTTGCAGGATTTGCCGATTGGCGGTGGTGAAGATACTAATGCTTTGGGTGTTTTGAATAATCGTGAATATAACTTCATGAACATTTTCAGCACTCAGATAAGGCTTGGCTCTGATCCCGTAATGGCAGCAAGGTTAGCTCGCGAGGCTGGTGATCGTGATGTGAATATTCCTAGAGAATATACTGGCGTTGTTGGTGGCATCATAACTATGGTCCAGCGCCGAGAAGGCAGCACGATAAATGAATCCGACATAAATACAAAAATTACTCGCGGCCTTGATCGCGGCCAATGGGAATCTGTCACTAATAGGGATCGTCGCGCACTTCTTACAAATGCCTATGCTCTTATGGCGACCAATGATGGTCTAAAGTTTGATGATGCCATAAAGCAGACCATGCGTAGTTTTCTTACGCAATATACCTATGACTCAAAGCTATTGAGTGAAACCGGGAAAATAGGCGCAATGGTTCCTCGTAGCCAAGCGTTGCCACAAATTTTTGATGGTAGTCGTAGTGGTGGGGATCAGGCCCGTTCAACTGACTATGTTGAACTGTATGTTAATTCTGTGTTCCAAGCCAATCGCTCTTTGACGCCAACACCAAATGCGCCCGAGGGCGAGAGGTATATTCCTCGCGCTCAACCAGCGCGCTTTAACTTACCTGACAATCTCAAATTGGGTGACAATGTAGCGTTACGTCATACTGGCGTAGATACTGCAAACCCAGGATATGCCTTGCTTGTAAAGGCCAATGGTGTTTGGCAACCTATTTTCAACTATCGCAATGAGCCAGTTATTCTAAATCTTGGAGTAGCCGCTCAAAAGCAAGATGATTATGCCAGGACTATTGCAAGGGATACTGCTGCTGCAAATGCCATCTTCTTGCGTGGCAACCCAACTGGGACTACTGATTTGGGGGTGGCTGGTTTACCTCCCGCTCCTGGGCAGCCTTTGCGAGATTTGCGAGAAGCTCCAAGCAGGCCGGAACGTCCAGAGAGATTTGGCCCTGTTGAAATAAGGGATGTAATCATAGAGCGTCCTGCTGCTGGTCAAGGACCTACACCTGTACTTCCTCGTACTGCTCCACGTCCTACACCTGGCATTCGGCAGGATACAGACCAGCCAGTAATTCGCCAGCGCGTATCTGATAATGATCGTCCTATCTTTGATAGGGTGGCAACCTTTGCGTCTAACTCTACCATTGGCCGTAATGTTGATGGGCTTGAGGCTCCCTTTGTTCGTAGCATTTCCAATATGCTTGATGCTATGCCGGAAGAATTGCGGAGCGGGTTCCGTATTACTTCTAGCTATCGCTCAGAAGAACGGCAGGCACAGCTATTTGCAGATGCCGTGGCAAAGTATGGTAGCGAGGAAGCTGCTTCTCGTTGGGTTGCTCGCCCAGGTCAAAGCAATCACGGCTTTGGTCGCGCGGCAGATGTGCGAATGGAACCAGCTACTCGTGATTGGGTAAGATCGAATGCTGATCGTTTTAACTTACACTTCCCGATAGCTTGGGAGCCGTGGCACATTGAGCCTATATCTGCTCGGCGTGGTCGTAATGCCGCCACCAATGCTGGTGCCGATAGCGAGGATGCAAACGGATGAGCGACTTAACTAATCTGCCGTTGATGGGCGCTGAAACCCGTATCATTCAGCCTCCCACTCCTATTTCAACTGATGCTGGCTTCTTTCGCAATGTTGGCGATAACATTGCCAATAGCTGGTGGTTCCAACAGGGAGCCAGTATTCTCCAAACCAATATTCCTGCTGACCCTGACTTCAATCCGGTTGATCCTGAACTACTCAAGGGCAAAGAAGAATACATTAGGTATTTGCAGGAAGCTCGATCTCTCGATCATCACAACGCGATCTATGATCGCATTAAAGCCTATGAGGAAAGACGCTCTCGCCTTGCCGAAGAGGGAGGCTGGGGGTCCGCTTTGGTTGGTGGGCTTGTTGATCCCGCTAACTTTATTGGCCTTGGTGTTGGGCGCGGTGTTGGTATTGCTCGCGGCCTTTTAACCGGAGCGGCCACTACTGGTCTTGTGTCTGGCGGCACGGCAGTATTGGAGAAGCAAGTTGCACCCATGGAAACCAGCGAGATTTATACTCGCGCTGCTTTTGGGTCCGTTGTTGGCGGTTTGTTTGGTGGCTTTGTTGGCCGCAATCTTCCGTCCAATACCTTGCTCAATGACCTATCCGGCACTCTTGCTGACTATGCTAAAGTAATGGATGAAGGATTGGAGAAGGGTGCATTTGGCCCTAATCCTGTTGATCGCTCAATTCCCCGTCAACCGTTTGTTGCACGTGAAACGGGTAATAGCCCCGTTGGTTTTGCTCCGGCTATGGGAGTTGAGAAGCTCGTCTCTGAGAACATTGGCGATCTTGGCCCTATGGTTGCAAGTGGCCACCGTTCTTTCGAAGATTTAGCTTTGAGCATGGCTGGCACTGGCCAGTTGATGAAGCGAAATCTTACTGGAGAAGCGAGCCCAGAATCCGCTTTGACTCTTTCTGGTTATTGGACGGGCCTCGCTGGCCGTACGATGGGTTCTGTAGATGGATTCTACACAAAGTACATTAGTGGCGGGACTGAACCCACAACCATCATGGGAGCAAATGTTCCTGCGGCTATGATGCGCGTTGGTCAGGCTGTAGGTATTCGCCCACGCGAAGGCAAGATGACCATTAACGAGTTTTATTCTGCCGTATCACGCGCCCACTTCCGAGATAAGATTGACTCTCCAATTCCGGAGGTAAAAGAGGCCGCTCTCGAAGTGCGTAAGTTCTTCGATGAGATGCGTGACTATGCGGTTAAAGCTGATTTGATTATGACGCCTCAAACGGCGAAGCGTTCTCTTAGCCGTGCAGAATTGAGCCTTAATTCTAAGAAGGCTTCCTTGGATAAATTAGAGACAAAAGCTGGGCTAATCAAAGATACATACAAAATTGACATTTCAAAACTCTCTCCAAACGAGAAGATAGAATATAGTCTTTTGGTTAGGGCTATTGGCTCTTTGAATGATCGCATTGATTATTACAAAGGAGCGATTCAATTTCTTGAGTCAAAGCAAAAGCCTGGACCACAAGAGGTTGCTGGCAAATCTGTTGATCCTGTAGCTAATGATAACTACAGCAAGTTTCTTGGTCCCGCTAACGAGAAGTATTTTCTTCCTCGTTTGTGGAATCTTGAAAAGATTATGGCCGATGAGCTTGGAGATAAGAATCTTCGCAAGATTATTACTCAGTGGTTTTTGGAGAAACCACTAGAGGTAAATGAAGTCCGTTTGGAAAAATCAATCCAGACAATGCAGGACATTAACCTGTCAATCCAGAATTACAAAACGAGCCTCTACAACGTAATTCAGGATATTGAATCTAGCATTGAAAGGCAGCAGGCTTTTGTAGATTATCTTGAACGAAAGTATAATACTGTTGGTTTAACCAGCAAGGAAATTGAAACCTTAGAATACTTTCGTTTGCGTGGGAAAGCTGATGTTGGTTCTAAAGCCAATGAACTCCTTGATGAGGAAACCCTTGCTGATGTTGGGCCAGATAAGATTTATCATGGCACAAAAGCAAATGCAGGCTTCATAGATGCAAAGGGTAATCTTGTATTAAAGCCATCGGCTAACTTTGATGGTATTCAAAACGGAGTTTCTTTCTCTCCAGATATTTTGGTTTCGGCTGACTATGCTTCTCGTGTGCGTGGCGGCGGTCCCAACAATTTTGATTTCTCTGATTCGGTGGTCTTTGCAATTAACAAAGAAGCCATATCAGATCGAATGATCAAGATAAGCGACTTGGAGCTTTTTGCCGAAGCCGCCGATCCCATTGTTATTCCGGCTGGGCAGTTTGAGATTATTCGTGTTCGTGATTTGCCCGCAGCAAAGGAGATGTTGGAGGTATCTAGCAAAGCTACATCTAAGGTTAAGAACCTTACTGATAATGAGCTTTCTGATATTATTCTCTCCACTCCTCGCGAGCCAACAAAGGGGCAGTACTTTGCACTAGATAATCTTGATACTCAGGCAGCGTCTTTTGAGTTGAAGCGTCGAGTAGAATCTTCTGATCTCTACAAACAGAGGGCCGAAGAGATTGATGCTGGCATTATCTCTAAGCGCAATCTTGTTGAGAGCGTCTTGGATGACATGGGTATCACTCAAGATGTAGATAAGATATCTACCTCTCTTGATCTTACGGCTCCCCTTCCAAGGGGCGGCAACGATTCAGTAAAACTTAATACTAGGACCATTGTTAATCCAACACTTGCTCAAGAAGCTTTGCTCACAAGACTGCGTGAGAAATACGAGAATGCCAGCGGCACTCCAGCGCAGAAGGCTTATCTTGATATTTTGGCAGAGAGGGTTGCTAACGAAGAATTAAAGAAGGCCAGTATTGTTAGGGCCGAGATGCGTAAGGCTGGCGTAGATGTTGAGGGATTATCCGCTACTGAGGAAGCAAGATCAATCGAGCGCCGTGTAAATAGCACCATGGCTAAGATTATGAAGGAGGCTCAAGACGGTGAGCTTTCTATTGGTCGCTCCAATAAGGGCGAGTTTCTTATGTCACGCGACCTCGACATTCCAAACGAGCTTGTTTGGGATTTTATTGAGGATGACATCAATGGAATGATGCGAGCCTATTCTCAGAGGATGGGACGCTCTGTTGAGTTTGCTAAGGCATTTGGTGAGCGTGACGCGCAAGATGCTATCTTTGATTCTGCTATTCAGACAGCGCGCGAGATGAAAGGGACTGAGCAGCAGATTGCAACCAAGGTTGAAAAGCTTATGGGTCATGCTGAAAACTTGCGCGACTTTACTTTGGGTGATGTGTACTCAAAGAATCCTCTTTCCCTTAATCGCAAGATAGTAGGTACTGCGGCTAATTTTTCAACCGTGACTAGCCTTGGGCGTGCGCTTTATTCCAGCCTTACCGAACCCGCCAAGGCAATCATGATGCACGGCTTTGGTCGAACCTTTGGCTTTGCTTTTAATGCTCTTACTGATCGCAAAGCTTTCGGGGATATGGCTGCTGATATGCGGCAGCTTACTGGACAAGCCCTTGATACTGCTATGGGCCTAAGCATGAGCCGTTATGGCGAGCAGGGTGGGCCTATCAATGGTTCTATTGATTGGGCTGGCAGAACTCTTGATAAGGTTGCGCGGCCATTGGCCAAATTTACCAATGGCCCTTACTTCGTTCTAAACCTACTTGGCCCCTATACCGATGCACTGAAGAACTTCTCCAATGTGATGAATGCTCATTACATCTTGGAGGATGCCAAAGCTGTTGCTTCAGGCAAAGCAAGTGAGCGTACGGTCAAGAATATGGCGGCACTTGGCTTTGATCGTGAGTCTGCTGCAAGGCTGGCAAATATGCCGTTTGAGCGTGATCGCGCTTTGAACTTGGCAAACATTCAAAATTGGAATGACGATGATTTGGTTCGCAAGTTTGGTAGCGCGGTTGCTGCCCAGACTATGCGCCAGGTGGTTACGGCTACTGAGGGTGATATCCCTAATATAGCTAGGGGCTTTATCGGGGCTGGGGATAAGCGTCGCGAGATTCCTTATCTGCGGCTTCCATTCCAATTTATGAACTTCTCCTTTGCCTCTACCAACAAGACGCTTGTCTCTGCTTTGCAGGGGCGTGAGGCTAATGTTGTTGGCGGGTTAATGTCAATGCTTGGTCTGGCATATTTATCTCTATGGTTAAAGACACCAGATAAATCATGGGAGAAAATGCCGATGGAAGATAGGCTGGTCCGTACCATGGAGGGTTCGGGTTTCTTGGGTATCTTCTCGGATGTTTCCCAGAAGATCGAGGGGATTAGTCAGAATCGTTTTGGTGTGCGCCCAATGCTGGAGTTGGAACCTCGCTTTGGCCCAAGGAGTATTGATGAATTGTCTCCTTATAGTGAGGCTTTTGGTCCAGCCGTTGGTAAAGGCATAGATGCTTATCAATTAATGTTTGATAATTCTATGCTTAGAAAAGAGGAGGCTCGCGGGATTAGGCGTTTGATCCCAATGAACGACCTTTTCTATCTTCGCGGCATCGTCAATAGCCTGGAGAAATCCGCGCTAGATGCCACCTATTAGTGCATTGAAATAAGGGTTTGCTTCTTAGCAAAAGGACTCTGGAGGTCTAAATGGCTATTCTCATTAACGACACTACACCGCGCATCCAATACACTGCCACGAGCGGGCAGACTGTATTTACTGTGCCGTTTGAGTTCTTTGAGAACGCTGACCTCAAGGTTTACAAGAACTCTACCCTGCTCACCATCACGACTAATTACACGGTCACTGGTGCTGGCATTACGGGTGGTGGTTCTGTCACCCTGACAAGTGGTGCTACTGCCGGGGATGTAATTACGATCTTCCGTGATATTGCGGTAAAGCGCGTAACTGACTTCCCGACCTCCGGGCCGTTTAATATCTCCGCTCTCAATAATGACTTGGATCGCATTGTTGCTATGGTCCAAGAGCGTGAAGATGAAATTACCCGTGTTGTTCAGTTATCGGACACTGATTCTTCTGCTTCATTGCAACTTCCTCCTGTTGCTACAAGGGCCTCTAAGGTTCTTGGTTTTGATTCCACTGGCAACACCATTGCTATGCAGGAGCTTGGAAACTATCGTGGCAACTGGGCCTCTGGTACTGCCTACGTTCTTCGTGATCTTATCAAGGACACGACTAACGCCAATATTTACATCTGTGTAGCGGCACATACATCTTCTGGCTCTTTGCCGATTACGACAAATGCCAATGCTGCTGCTTGGGCGCTCTTGGTTGACGCGGCTACTGCCACTTCCTCATCTTCTGCTGCTGCTTCTAGTGCTTCTGCTGCCGCATCTTCTGCTTCTGCTGCTGCATCTTCTGCTTCTGCTGCGGCTGGCTCCGCAAGTGCGGCATCTACCTCCGCAAGTAATGCGGCGACTTCTGCAAGTAACGCCGCTACATCTGCGACGAATGCCTCTAATAGTGCCAGCACCGCTTCTACGCAGGCTACTAACGCAGCTAATAGCGCGAGTAGTGCCTCTACTTCTGCGACCAATGCGGCCAATAGTGCAACGTCTGCTTCTGGTTCGGCCAGCACGGCTACGACACAGGCAAGCAATGCTTCCAGTAGCGCAACGTCTGCGGCATCTTCTGCAAGCACAGCCACCACTCAAGCATCTAATGCTACTTCAAGCGCATCTGCTGCTTCTACGTCTGCCTCTAATGCTGCTACATCCGCAAGCAATGCCTCCTCATCGGCTACTGCTGCGGCTGCGGCGCAATCCGCTGCGGAGACTGCGCGCGATCAAACTCTGACTGCGTTTGATAATTTTGATGATCGCTATCTTGGAACAAAGACAAGCGATCCCACACTAGATAATGATGGCAATGCTCTCGTTGCGGGAGCTTTGTATTTTGACTCAATCTCTGGTGTAATGAAGGTTTACACTGGCTCTGCCTGGGTTGCCGCCTATGTTTCTGGTAGCGGATTCCTTGCTACTAGTGGTGGTACAATTACTGGCAATCTTGTTGTTAATTCTAATTCCGCTTCTAATGGTATTCGCATTACCCAAACAGGCGCTGGCAATGCGCTGGTTGTTGAGGATAGCGCCAATCCTGATGCCTCGCCGTTTGTGGTAGATGCAAGCGGCAACGTGGGGATTGGGACGAGTTCGCCCGGTACAGGCCTCACCGTGTACAGCACGACGTCTGATTATCAGATTGAAGCGGGATTTAGCAGCACGTTTGCTTGGAAAATGGGCCGTGTGGCTGCGACAGGAGCGTTTGGTTTCACCGGCTACAACGGTGCCGCTACGCCCGTGGTCCCTCTAACCATGGATTTATCGGGCAACGTGGGAATTGGGACGACAAGCACTACTGCAAATGCAAAGTTGGCGGTGGAGCAGGGTATAGTCGCACGGGCTTCAACAGCAGGGTTAGTTCCTTACCTACAGTTGTACAACTCAAATGCTGGCACTAATCTTAAAACATGGCGGATTGGCGGCGATTCTGGTGGGTCGCTTTCGATTGAAACAGTTAATGATGCCTATAGTGCTGCTTCGTAACGTTTGGTTATTGGCTCATCTGGCCAGCTTGGTATTGCTGGCGCAAACTACGGCACCTCGGGTCAGGTATTGACCTCCAATGGCTCTGCCGCTGCGCCTTCTTGGCAAACTGCATCTTCAACAGGCGCTCTCAAGAACGTCCAGGTCTTTACCTCATCCGGTACCTACACGCGCACCAGCGGCGTTACCACGGCGGTTGTGGTGGCTGTTGGGGGTGGCGGCGGTGGCAAAGGAGCGAGGAATGATGGTGCTGGCGGCAATGGTGGTAATGGCGGCACCACCTCATTTGGTTCTCATGTAAGCGCCGCTGGGGGTAGCGGATCAACAGGCTCCGATGGTGGTTCAGGTGGAACCGGGGGGAGTGGGGCGACTATTGCAATACCGGGCCAAGGCGGTGGTGTTGGCAGCGATAATTATCTGCAAGGCATTGGTGGTGGGCAAGGTGGTGGTCTTGCTAAAAATGGCGGGGGAGGTTCTCCGATAGCTGGGACTGCTGGATCAAGAGGCGGCGGTGGTTCTGGTGCTACTACTATTGCCGGATATGGTGGCGGCGGTCAGGGTGAGACTTGCATTAAATACACAACTACTGTTGGCTCCACTGAAACTGTAACAATCGGTGCTGGCGGTGCTGCTGGAACATCTAACAATAGCGCCCCGGGCGGTGCTGGCGGCGCTGGCTACATCATCGTGTATGAGTACAGCTAATGCTTCTCTCTATGCTCGCGCCTCCTGGCGCACCGTCACCAGAGGAATTGATCAAGTTTTATGCGGAGAAAAAGGTTATGAATTACGCAATGGTGCAGAATGGCGTGATTGTGAATGTCGTCGATTGGGATGGCGTAACGCCATACACGCCGCCTGAAGGGTGCGAATTGCATCAGTGGGATGGCCCAATGAACATTGGCTGGCTTTGGGTTGATGGTGCGCCTGTTGATCCAAACCCGCCTGCGCCAGAGCCTGAAGTGCCTGCCGAACCATCAGAAGGCCCCACGGTAATCTGATGTTGCAAGCCAAGCCATTCACCCTTGGGAAGCTGACCGGAACTGCATATGACTTTCCGGTGAGTGGCGATGTGCTGCCTATGCATACCCATGGCGAGGGCGATGTGCATATTACTGTGGTTGCGCGTGGCAGCTTCAAGGCGCACGGCAATGGCTGGGAGCGGGTTTTGAAGGCGGGTGATGTGGCTGATTGGAAGCCGCATGACCCGCATGAATTTGTTGCGCTTGAGGATAACTCTCGCATTGTGAATATCGTAAAGGGATAGACCATGGCTGCTGACCATACCGAGGCTGGGAAAGCGGTAGTAGATGTTTTGAGCATTGCTACTGTGGTCGGCACCCTAGCCCAAATCCTCCCTGCGATTGCGGCTACCTTTACAATAGTGTGGACGGGTATCCGCATTTGGGAAACCAAAACGGTTCAATCTTTCTTTAGCAAAGGGGACTAACATGGATGCTACTATTTGGATGGCGCTTGCTCGCCACCTTCTGACTGCCTTGGGTGGTGTTCTTGTGGCCAAGGGCTACGCGGATGCCGACACTATAAACTCTGCCGTGGGTGCCGCTGTGACCCTTGGCGGTGTTGGTTGGTCAATCGTAGATAAGAAGAAGCGCTGATATGCCAGCAGCCCCCTCGCCTCATTCCATTATAGAAGAAGCGTGGAGGTTAGTGAAAAAGCACGGAAGCCTCTCTCAAGCTTCCCGTGGCAGCAACATTCCTAGAACCACCTTGCAGTTTAGATACCGCAAGGCTTTGGAGATGGGGTACGAGCCAGTTGTTAGTGATCCGCGAGCCCTTACTTCAATGTATGGGGCTAAACCTCAGGACAAGATTGAGGGAATCATTGCGCCGGAAATCCCGAGCGAGGATGAGGACCTTGATCTTGTTATGGATCGGCTGGCAGAAGCCAAGCGCCGTCGCAAATCTGCGGATGAATCTCGCGAGTGGATGCGCTTCACTGTCGAGGGTGATGGGCCGTTTGGATTGGTCTTTGTTGGTGATCCTCATGGAGATGATTGCGACATTGATCAGCTTCGCCAAGATGTTGAGCTAATCAAAGCCACACCCCGTATGTGGGCAGTTGGCCTTGGCGACTACATCAATCAATGGAACAAGAAGCTCTTTCACAAATACGCATCACAAACAATCAATGAGCGTGATGCCTTTCGCATTGCCCAGTGGCTATTCCAGCAGCAGATATGGATGCTGATTATCCTGGGCAACCACGATGGTCAGCGGTGGCACGGCAACGGCTCGCCCCTGCGGTTTATGCAGCACTCGGCTCCCGTTGATCTACAGGATTGGCAAGCCAAGTTTGAGGTGGCCTGTGGGGCTAATGCGTGGCGTGTGTGGGCAGCGCATGACTTCCCCGGTAATTCCATCTGGAATGCCCTGCATGGCCCTAGCCGCCGCGCGCAGCTTACTGGAGCGATGGCTGATCTATTCATCTGCGGGGACCATCATGTGTTTGGCTTGGCTCAGACGCAGCATGAACATACTGGCAAGCCCTACTGGGTGGCTCGTGCCAAGGGCTACAAGCCTCTTGATGACTTTGCCTTAGAGAAGGGCTACGGTCAGCAGACCATGGGCCATAGCATCGCGGCTATCTTCGATGTGGATGGAAGCATGACTTGCTTCTCGAATCTAGACAAAGCGGCTTCTTATCTAGAATGGTTGAGGGGGCAGTATGAAAAGAAAGCCACCACGCCCAAAGATATTAAGCGGCGTAAGAGAACTCGCTAGGCAACCGCCAGGCCTAGTCTTTGTTACCGATGTGGAGTGTATAAACTGCTTTCATGAATGGAAGGCGGTGTACTATCATCCGCCTGAGGTGTTCCAATGTCCTTCTTGCCGTAGGATGAAGGGCTTTCGCGTGGACGCTAATCACGATTTTATGATGGAAATGTTGGGGAAAGACGACGATGAAGTTGAATTTTAGCCGCTGCCTGAATATTACCCTGGCTCACGAGGGAGGTTGGTCTGACCGGATTACTGACCCGGGCGGCGCTACTATGAAGGGCGTTACGCTCCGCACCTACTCTGACTACCTCAAGCGCGCTGCCACCAAGCAGGAGCTTATGAATATTAGCGAGGATGAAATCAAAGACATTTACTACAATGGGTATTGGATGCCTGTTGGTGGCAATGTTCTATCCCCTGGCCTTGATCTGGTAATGTTTGATTTCGCCGTTCACTCTGGCCCTGGGCGAGCAATCTCTCATTTACAATCCATTGCGGGTACTCGCATGGATGGGAAGATGGGGCCTATTACTCTGGCTGGCGTTGGTGCCTTCGAGAGTAAATGGGGAACCAAGGAGTTGATCATTCGCCTCATGGCTTCCCGCTCTAAGTTCCTAAGAGGT